CTGCACCGCCTTCGCACCGACGCCCGACGCCATGACCATCACCATCGCCGGACTGACGCCGAACACCGCCGCCATGCGCGCCGCCATCACGTCACAGCTCACCGCGCTGGCCGCCACCGTCGCCGCGGGCGGGGCGGTGATCGGCGACGGCGTCAGTTCGGCGGCGCCCGGCGGCACGCTGTTGCTCGAGGCAATCTACGCCGCGATCAGCGCCGCCGGCCCGACCGCCTTTGATCTGACCGCACCCGCCGCCGATGTCACCTTCACGCACGGCCACATCCCCGGCGCCTGGACGGTGAGCTTCTGATGTCCGGTTCAACCCCCTCGGTCAGCCAGGGCGCCGGCGACGGCCTGGTGGCCAATCCGCCGGCGGACGCCTTCCTCGCCGCCCTGCAGTTCCTCATGCCGCCCGGCCGCGCCTTCCCGCGTGACGACACGTTCATGGCGCAGCTCCTCAGCGTGCCGGCGGACGCCCTGGCCACTATCCGCGCCGCCGCGCTGCAACTCGCCAATGTCGAGGCCGATCCAACCCTGACGCTGCAACTGCTGGCGGACTGGGAAGCCGATTTCGGCCTGCCCGACCCGTGTTCGACGGCGAACCCGTCGATCGAGCAGCGCCGCCTCTCGCTGCTGGCCAAGATCGCCAGCCTGGGCGGCCAGTCGCGGGATTATTTCATCAATGTCGCCGCCGCCCTCGGCTTCACCATCACCATCACCGAGTTCAGCCCGTTCAGCCTCGGCCGCGCCACCTGGGGCGAGAATTTGCTGGGACCCGGCTGGGCCTTCGTATGGCAGGTCAACGCGCCGCTGATCACCGTCTCGCGGCTGCTGCTAGGCCAGGGTGTCTGGGGCGACCCGTTCTGGACCATTGGCAACACCGAGCTGCAATGCCGGCTGAAGTCGATCGCGCCGGCGCATACCTTCGTCACTTTCAATTACAGCTAGAGCTAGAGCACCCATGCAACTCATCGCCAATGGCACCCAGGGTCCCGCAACCATTCCGGCGAAGCAGGCGGCAACCGGCACGCCGGGCTTCGCCAACAGCGGGCCGCCCGGAACCTTCGCCGCCACCATTGCCGATCCGGACATCTTCAACACCATCATCGCCGAACTGGTGGCCGTGGTGCAGGCCGCCGGCCTGACGCCCGATCCGACCAACAACGCGCAGCTTCTGCAGGCGATGCTGTCGTTGCCGGGAAAGAACGTTGATGTCTTCACCGCGTCAGGAACGTTTGTCGTCCCGGCCAATGTCTACAAGGTCAAAGCGACCGTGATCGGCGGCGGCGGCGGTTCGAGCGGCTGCAACAGCGGATCGGGCGTCTACGCCGGACCATGCGGCGGCGGCGGCGGCTGGTCGATCGGCTGGTTCGCGGTCACCCCCGGCGCATCGATCACCGTCACCGTGGGCGCCGGCGGCGCCGCAGCGGCGGCCGGAGCGGCGGCCAGCAGCGGCGGCGCCAGCAGCTTCGGGACGCTGAATTCGGCCACCGGCGGGAGCGGGGGCGGTATCGGCGGCGTATTCGGCGGCGGCGGCGCCGGGGCGGGCGCCGGCGGCGCGATCAACGGCAACGGCGGCTGGGGATCGGACGGCAACACGGCCGTGTCCGGCGCATTGTGGCCGGGCCTGTCAGGCGGGTCCCTGTTTGGCGGTTCGGTCCGCTGCGGCACCGGCAGTTCCCTGCCCGGAGGCGCTCCCGGCGCCGGCGGCAGCGCGCCATACGGCGGCACCGTACTGACCGGTTCCGCCGGCGCGGCCGGCATCGTCATCGTGGAATGGTAGGGCCGGCCCCCATGAGCAGCAGCAGTTTTGCCCTGATCTACGACGGTTCGGTCGCCCAGATCGCCGAGGCGCAATTCGCCGTCAGCCCGGCGCTGACCTGGGTCGATGTCAGCGCCGTGTCGCCGCCGCCGCGGGCCGGCTGGAGCGCCGTGCAAACCGCCGGCGTATGGACCTTCGCCGCGCCCGCCGAACCGATCCTCACCCTGGCGCAGCAGGCCATGGCCGCACTGTCGGCCGGGCTTGCCGTCACCTCGACCGGCACGCCGGCGCTGAACGGCGCCTATGCCGTCGACGCCGCGACGCAGTCGCGCATCCAGGCCGAGCTGATCGCCATCCTGCTGAACGGCACGTTCGCCGACGGGACCACTTCAGTGGCCTGGCCCGATGTATCAGGCGCCACCCACGACTTCGCCTCGGTCGACGGATTCAAGACATTCGCCTCGGCGGTTTCCGCCTATGTCGCCGGTCTTTACAAATGCATCAACGGCACGGCGACGGCGCTGCCTGCCGCCACTGCGACAATTCCGTAATGTCGGCCGGCATCTTTGGCGTCGACGGCGACGAGGCGGCGCTGTTCGTCAAGCAGGGCGCGACGCTGCAGCTTCTGCTGCAGATGAACAATGATGACGGCACCGCGTTCGATCTCACCGGCGTCAGCGTCAGCGCACAGGTCCGCACCGCGTCGCTCGACGTGGTGGCGACATTGACCGTCGTCATCACCGGGATCCGCGGACAGATGTCGATCACGCAGGCGACCGACACGTGGCCGCCAGGCCGTTACTTGTGCGACCTCAAGTTCGTCGAAGCCGCGGCAGGGATCGTGCTCAAGAGCCGCACCTTCGCCATCGTCGTCGCGCGCCCGGTGACGGTCTGACGCCGTGACGACGCTCAGCATCACGCAGACCGGGCCGCGTCTAGGCATCACCCAGGTCGATACCGGCGTGTCGATCACGCTCGGCGCTGCGGCAGCACCGCTGATCGCGCTGGCAGTGCCGGGCTCGATCAGCGGCCCGGCGGGACCCATCGGCCCGCCGGGACCGGCGGGGGCGACCGGACCGCAAGGCCCGGAGGGGCCGATCGGTTCGGTCATGACGACCTACACCTTCGTCCAGCACGTCCCGGCTTCGACCTGGGACATCGTGCACAACCTGGGCCGCTTCCCGTCCGTCACCGTGGTCGACAGCGCCAACACCCAGGTCGAAGGCGATGTGACCTACGTGTCCGCGAACGAGATCACCGTGGGCTTTACCGGCGGTTTCGCGGGCGAAGCGTATCTGAACTAGGAGCCGCCGAATATGTCGAAAAGTTTTCAAACCTCCATCAATCTGAACCAGAACGAGCTGCAGAACGCGCGGGTGCAGAACCTGGGGTCGGCGCCCGGCACACCGGTCAGCGGCCAGATTTACTACGACACCTCGGCGGCTTTTGCTTTGATCTGGAACGGCTCGGCCTGGATCGACAGCCGGGCGCGTGCCAACCATACCGGCACCCAGCTTGCCAGCACGATCAGCAACCTCGCCGCGACCGTGCAGGCTTACGCGCTGAACAGCTTTGCCGCGCCGACCGGCAACGTCGCCATGGCCGGCTTCACGCTCACCGGCCTCGCCGCGCCAACGGCAAGCGGGCAGGCGGCGACTTGGGATTACGTCAATGCGGCGGTGCAGTCCGCGGCCTCGGGGATCTCATCGAAAGATCCCGTCAACGCGGTCGCCACCACGAACGTCGCCACGCTGAGCGGCACGACGACCATCGACGGCGTTGCGCTCGTGGCCGGGAATCGCGTGCTGCTGACGGCACAGACCACCACCTCGCAGAACGGCCCGTGGGTGATCGCGGCGGGCTCGTGGACGCGGCCGACGACCGAGACCTCAAACGAACTCGATTTCGGCGCGATGTGGCTCTCGTTGGCTGGCACCGCCGGGGCAGGCACGCAGTGGCGGCTGTCGTCGCCCACATCCGGCACGATAACGCCGGGCTCGACTGCCATCACCATCGTCCAGTTCGGCGCTGGGAGCACCTACACGGCCGGCAACGGCCTGGGGCTGGTAGGGTCGGCGTTCTCGGTCACCGCCGCCGCTTCGGCCGGCTCAGGCGGTCCTGGCGGTGGCCTGGTGGTGAGCGGGTCCGGCGTCGCCGTCGATACCTCGGTCGTGGCACGCAAGTTCTCGGGCACGATCACCGGAGACGGTGCCACCACCTCCTTCACCCTGACGCACAATCTCGGCACGCAGGACGTGATGATGCAGGTGAAGCAGTCCGCCTCGCCCTACGCGGAAATCGACTGCGACATGCAGGCGACCAGCACGACGACCGCGACGTTCATCTTCGCCACGGCCCCGCCGAGCCTCACGAACTACCGCGCGATCGTCCTCGGCTAGCACATGGCCAAACTCCTTCTCGGCACCGGCTACGCGGTCGATCCCCATGCGACGATCACCGCGCCCACGCCTGTTCCTGGCGATAATTCCACCGCCGTCGCCACTACGGCGTTCGTCACCGCCGCGATCGCTGCTGGTGGTGGTGGTGGCAGCGCGGCGACGATCGGCACGGCCTCTCTCAACTTCGGGGTATCTCCGGGTGGCACCGATGCCAAGCTGATCATAACGGGCCAGACCGCCATCCTGGCGACCTCGCATGTCGATGCCTGGATTGTTCCGGCCGCAACGGCTGATCACAGCGTCGACGAGCACTGGGTCGAGGATCTGTTCGTCATGGCGGGCAACATCGTCGCCGGGACCGGGTTCACGATCTACGGCAAATCGCCATCGGGCACATACGGCGCCTTCAACATTCAATGGACGTGGATCTAGATGGCAATCCAGCTTCAGGGCGCGAATGCGGTCAATATCAACGCCGACGCCGGCAGCAATGCCGAGCGGGTGACGCTCTACGACATCAACGGCAATCCGATCGCGCCGCTGACAAATGCCAATACACCCGCCGCCGGGGCCTCCATCGTGCCGATCGGCGGCACCGTGGACGGCAGCTACAAGGCAATTCGCGTTGACCGCTACGGCAATCTGCGCGTCGGCTTCGACACGCTGCTGATGCGCGACGAGTGCGAAGGCACGACGCTCAACAGCCAGATCTGGACCTCGGCGGTGTCCGGCTTCGCGGTGGCGCAGTCCGCCACCAACGGTGTGCAGTTCAACTCCGGCGCGGTGCTGACCTCCGGCAGTTATGCGGCGATCACGACGAACAAGCAGTTCCAGAAGCAGGCGGGTTTTCCGCTGCGCTTCCGCTGTCGCGTCCGCGTGGTCAATCAGTCCAACGGCGTGTTCGAGTTCGGCTTCGGCGCAGCGCCCGCCAGCACGGGGGCAATTCCGTTCGGCGCTTTCTGGCGCTACACCGCGACGGGAACGATTGTCCCCGTGCTCAGCTACAGTTCGACGGATGTCGTGGTCGGGACCGATATCTCGGCGTCGATCAACAGCGCGAATTACTATTCCTGGGAAGTGGTGATCGACTCGCAGCAGGTGCGGTTCATCTGCACGACGTCCGGGGTCGTCGTCTCTGAACAGGTCATCGTCCTGCCGACGACGCAGCCGGGCCTGTTCGGCGTCACCCATATTCCGGCGTTTCTGCGGCTGTGGAACAGCGCGGCGCCGCCGGCAGCGCCGACCGCCTACATGGACAGCGCATCCGTCGTCAGCCTGGATATCGTGACCAACCGCATCTGGTCGCACCAGCAGGCGGCGAACGGCCAGGGCGCCGAGGTCAACCCGACGACGTTCGCCAGCAATGTGAACTGGACGAACTCCACAGCGCCGGCCAATGCGACGCTCTCCAACACGGCGGCGGGATATTCCACGCTGGGCGGGTTGTTCGGCTTCGCCGCCGTGGCCGGCGCGGCGACCGATTACTGCCTGTTCGGGCTGCAGATCCCGACGCCCTACACGTTCGTCATGACCGGCGCGCACGTCTCGGCCTACAACACCGGCGCGGCGGTGGCGACCACGGCGACCTTGTTGCAGTGGGGCGCGTTCTGCAACTCGCCCGCGGTGTCGCTGGCCAGCGCCGCGCCGCTGATGCGTGCGCCGATCGGTGCGCAATCGTTTCTGGTCGGCGCCGCGATCGGCCAGACCGCGACTGAACTGGATGTGATTTTCGACGCGCCGCTGCGCACCGATCCGGGGCGATACGGGGGCATCATCCTGCGCATCCCCGTGGGCACGGCGACGGCCTCGCAGGTGATCCAGGGTTCGGTCACGATGCGCGGATACTTCGAGTAATGAACTACCTTCAACTCTGCCAGCGCGCCTGTGTCGAGTGCGGCGTCGCTTCCGGCCAGGCAATCCAGTCCGCGCTGCCGACCGTCGTCGGCGCAACGGGCAGCTTGGGGCGCGTCTGCGGGTGGATCTCGGACGCCTGGACTGACGTGCAGATGGCGTTTGACGACTGGGACTGGATGCGGTCGAGCAACCTGCTGGGGGCCGGCGTGACGGTGCAGACCATCGCCGGTCAGGCCAGTTATCCGCTCGGCACGGGTGCGGGCACGGTCGGCGTGGCGGTCGATAGCTTCGGCAAGTGGGACCGCGAGACGTTCCGCTGCTTCGCGACCGCAACCGGCTTCCAGGGCGAGGGCTATATCGACGAGGTCCCCTTCGACGCCTGGAGGGACAGCTACATGCTGGGCGCCATGCGATCGGTGCAGACGCGGCCGATCGTCGTCGCCGTCGGGCCGGATCAGTCGCTCTGTCTGGGGCCGCCGCCGAACGGGCTCTACACGGTGACCGCCGATTACTTCGTCGCACCCTCGGAGATGGTCGCGGATAGCGACGTCCCGATCGGCCTGCCGACGCGGTTCCACATGCTGGTGATTTATTACGCAATGCAGAAGTATGCCGGGTACGAAAGTGCTGCCGAGGTGATGCAGCGCGGAACATCAGAGTCTACCCGGATGTACGCGCAACTGATCGCGGCGCGCGGGCCGCGTATGAGCTTCGGCGGTAGCCTCGCGTGAACGCGATACGCAAACAGCAATTTGCTCCCGTTAAGTACACCAGCACGCAACTCGGCGGCGGGGTCTCGGCGCAAGGCGTCACGTTCCCTGGCGGCCTCGATCTCACGACGCCCTCGCTGCGGCTGCAGCCTGGGGCGTTACGGGACTGCCTCAACTTCGAGGTCGCGCAGTTTGGCGGCTATTCCAGGGTCGAGGGATACGAGCGGATTGACGGCCGCGCATCGCCAACCGCCGCCGAATTCACCATCGTCCAGTGCGGCGGTTTTGACAGCGACTTCACGACCGACTTCCTGCCCAGGGACTTCGGTGATGCGGATTTGCCGCTGACGACGTTCGTGAACGTCCCGACTGTGGGCCAGGTCGTCACCCAGGCCGTCACCGGTGCGTCGGGCACGATCGTTGCCGTGGTGGTGACGCCGGTGCCCTATATCGTTGTGACCAACGTCACCGGCATCTTTGATCAATCCCACCCGCTGACGACACCCGGTCCGGTCACGATTGCGAACGCCAACCCCCTGACGATCTCGCTCGATGCAGCGACCAGGGCGATCTACACCGCTGCCGCGGCCGATGTTTACCGAGCGCTGATCCAACCGGTGCCAGGCGCCGGGCCGGTCCTCGGCGTCGTCTCCATGGCGTTTCTTGGCGTCGACCAGCTCTATGCGTTCCGGGCCAATGTCGGCGGTTCGGCGGCTCTGCTTTACCAAGCCAGCCCGGCCGGCTGGGTGCTGGTGCCCTACTTCAACCTGGTCAGCTTCACCGGCGGCGGCGTCGCGAACCCGCTCGATGGCGACACGCTCACGCAGGGCGGCGTCACCGCCACCATCAAGCGGGTGATGTGGCAGTCCGGCGCCTGGTCAGCAACGGCGGGGTCCGCCGTTGGCCAGTTCGTCGTCACCAACCCGGCCGGCGGCAACTTCGTCGCCGGCGCCGCGCACACGACAAGCGGCGCCACGCTGACGCTCTCGGGGCCACAGACGCCGATCACCATGGCCGCGGGCGGGCGGTTCGAATTCGTCAAATGCAACTTCTCCGGCCAGTTGATCACGCGCAGGATCTACGGCTGCGACGGGGTCAATCCGCCGTTCGAGTTCGACGGCGTGACGCTGGCGCCGATCGCCACCGGATTGGCGCCGAATGCGCCGTCGCACATCTGTTTCCACAAGAATTTTCTGTTCATCGCCCAGGCCGCCTCGCTGATCTACTGCGCCGCCGGCACGCCGTTCAAATGGGATTCGGTGGATGGCGGCGGCGAGATCGCGACCGGCGACACCATCACCGGCATGATCACGCTGCCGGGCTCGCAGACCACGGCGACGCTTGGCGTCTACCTGCGCAGCAACGCGGCGTTTCTCTACGGCACCGACCCGACGACGTTCAACTTCGTCACCTTCAGCAGCAACATCGGCGCGGTGCCGTATTCCACGCAAAACCTGTTCGACACCTTCTTCCTCGACGATCTGGGCGTCGTCACGCTGAAAACCACGCTGAACTGGGGCAACTTCCTGCCGACGACGCTGACCAAGAACATCCTGCCGTTCATCGCGCGCGAGCGCGGCAATCTGACGGCCTCGGCCGTCAACCGGGCCAAGAGTCAGTACCGGCTGTTCTTCGGCGACGGCTATGCGCTCTACTGCACGATCCTGAACCAGCAGTATCTCGGCGCCACGCCCATGCT